TTAGGGCGTATAGCTCAGTTGGCTAGAGCGCAGCTCTGATAAAGCTGAGGTCCTTGGTTCGAATCCAAGTACGCCCACTCTCTTACCCTGCATCCCATCGCACCCGCCAGAATTACCCCGAAAATCGTCGTTTTTTTGTCGATTTTTGGCAATTTCCAAAACACTGTTCCCCTCATTTCCGCCAGGTTCCTCATTTTGCTGCGCCGGATTCTGCGCCGCTTTTTCGTCCCCTGCCAGGGCTCTGGCAAAATCAGCCTCGGTCACCTGCAGGTAGTGCTCCCGGGCAATCTTCTCGGAATGGCCCACCCACTCCGCCTCCACATGGGCCGGGAACCTAGCCGCCAGTTCGGTCGCCATGCTTGCCCTGAGGTTGGTGAAGGGTTTTGGCCATTTCGGAAGCCCCGCCAGGGCCAGGTAACGCAGCAACTGGGTTCGCAAGTTGGCATTTCTGGAGCGATAGCGGCGAATCACAAATGGGGACCCTGGCTTCGCCTCCTCCCAGACCGCGTTAAGGTAGGGCTTCAGCTCCGGGAAGATGGGCACCAGCCTAGTCCCTTTCCCCGCTATGCGCTCCAGCTTGGGCACATGCACCAGCATTTTCCCGGTTGACCAGTTGATGTCCTGCCAACGAAGACTCAGGGTTTCACTGGGACAGCGCAAGCCCCCAAACCGGCTCAGGGCGAAGATCAGGCGCCATTCGGAATCTGGCAAGGCATCCAGCACCCTGGAAGCCATTTCCCGGGTGACGAAGAAGATGCGCTGCTTGTTGGTCCCCTTGTCGCACTTCAGCCCCTCAAAGGGGTTTTTGGGGATCAGGTTCCGCTTCACGGCATCCTTGAAAAACTGGATGGCGTTGCGGGTGCGCTTGCCCACGGTCGCAGGTGCCAGCCCCTCCCCGACTTCCCGGCCTTCATAACGCATCTTGCGGCCTTCCCCGGTACGCAGCCAGCGCTGCCAGTCCTCCGCATCTCCCACGGTGATGTTCGCCAGGTAACGCAGCGGCCCGAAGTAGGTTAGCAGGCAGTTGCAGGTCTGGCCCCAGTGTATCTGGGTGCCAGGCTTCACATCGCCCCTCCTGGCCATGTAATTGTCCAAGTGATGCTTCAGGGTGACGGAGGCCACATCCCCCGGCCTTGCCTCCACCAGACCGGCACGGACCATTTTCTCCCACAGTTTGGGCCCCACTCCCGCCAGCCAGGAGACCACATCCCGTGCTGGAGTGACCCCGCCAATCCGAGCATCCACCAGTCCCTGGATGTAGCGGGCCACGGCCCGGGCATCCTGCAGGGTGAACTTGCCCAGGCGGATGGTTTTCCGTCTTCCATCCTGGGCCACAAACAGGACGCGCTTCTTGCCGTCCGGATCGCTTGCTACGCTAGCCATGGTGTTACTCCCTTGGGTGTGAAATGGAAAAGTCCGAAAACGCATCAACTAATGGCTGATCTGGTACCCATCGTTTCCGATGGAAAGCACCTTGCGGGACACCAGGTTGGCCAGCACATAGCGCAAGTTGCCCGACAGGGGTATTCCCAGGCGGTATGCAAGTTCCGAGGCACTTCCAGGACGCTCCGCGACCGCCGTTATTAAATCAGCCTCAAATTCCGAGAAGAACATCCACCGGGGTGAAAAGGCCAATGGGTCCATGGCAGGCATCCTTAACAACGGTGTTCATTTGTTTAGTGTCCTTACCATACCGATGGCGCGCCATGCGAAAAGGGTAGCAGCGGGAAAATCCGTGCTGGTGCTACGGGATCGGCGAAAGCGGCTCCCGCAGCTGGCGCAAAGTGTATCACAGCTGGAAAACTATGCAACAATTGTTAATGGATGGAAATCCATCATGACGAAATGGAAAGCGGAATAATTATGAGGCAATTATTCCACAAGATTTGTTGTGAAAAGTGAGAATTTTCCGGGAAAAGCAGGGAAAAGAATTTGGAGGTGGAATAATTATGGGGGTTGACAATGCCTTAATTCCGCAAGGTTACCGCCCATGGTTCACTGTTCACTACCGGCAACCTACCGGCAACCAGTGACCATTGTTAAGGGAATAAAAAAAATCAAATGTTTTAGGTTTTTTTGCGACCAGTTATTTTTGGATCCTGTTTTCTGTTTAAGAGATCATTCAAATGTTTTCTGGAAAGGTGAAGGTGTTCAACAATATTTTTGGTTTTCTGAAATTGATTTGCGCGAATCTTAGCCATTGCATCTGATAAATCCTGCTTGGAAAGGCTCATTGCAAATCCCCACAAGTTTAATATTTGACAATAACAGGGTTGTCACCATGGCATTGTATCATGTTTTCAACCAATTTTTCTTCCAGGTCATTCCACTTTCGAACGCATTTGAATAATTTTAAAGATTCCTTAAAGTCAATAACAAATTCATGGTTGGGATAATCTTGAATCATTCTGACAATTTGGGCGTAGGTGCTATTTCCACGCGCAGGATCTTCAATTAATCGTTCCCCGTATGCCATGGCAATTTTTATCGTACGATTTGTTTCACCCATTGTTACTGGATCTATTTGCCCAACGATAGGGTTGTAAAATCCAAGTGCTAATTTTGAAGCAATTTCGGCAGCAGTTTTGATGGAAATTTTCGTTCCCCGAGTGGCCTCTTGCAATAATTCCCAAAACAAGGATTTTGTTTCTATTTTAAAAGTATCTAGAGCCTCGGTAATGTTCAGGCCAGAACTCGTCCGAATTTCATCTGCGTAATGCAATTGAATATCCAAGGGGCCAAACTCGCCAATCTCACTCATGATGATTTCGTCTGATCCTAATGCCAGCAAAGTCCCAGCACTTTTGCAAACATCAAAGACCAGCACCATAAACTTGGAATACTTTGCCTGGAGAAGTCTGGCGATTTTGAATGCTGAATTTGGATCGCCACCCAAAGTCTTTATGATCAACAACACATTTTTCTTGGAAGTGTTTTTAGTAATCTGACTTACTTGTTTTACACCCTTGGCATGAATGTAGTCTTGATAAAAAATAATGTCTGCACTTAGTTTTTCGGAAAAATCATTTACAAGCACTGTAAAATCATTCATGTTTTTGCCTTTGTAAAATGCCAGTTTGGGTTATCACCAATAAGTCATTGATAGATACTGTAATTTGAATCCTTTCAAATGCAATTAGTACCATACTTCCTTTTTCTTTTCTGGCCTCCATATTCGAAATAAACGCAACAAAATCAAACTAATTATCTGGGCAATGCCTGGCAGAAAGCCCCCGTTGGCCAGGAACCGTTCCGTCGGGGTGCAGCAATAACACATCCCGCCCTGGCACCCCCTTGGGTTGGGTCATAGTCCCAATTATCCCAAAAGTCCCAACTTTTGGAGGTTGGTTATAATTATCAACCAATTGCAACCAAAGATTTCTCATGAGAATTGCGCTAAAATCGCATTGGTCATGAAATTTTATTTTCGCATTCCAAGAACAATGGCATGGATAAAACCCGAATAATGTAATAGAAGTTCTATATATCAGAAATCGGAGTGAGCCATGGGTTTTCCAGAACGATTGAAAAAAGCCAGGACAGCACTGGGGTACACCCTGGGCGCAGTCGCCACCGCCACCGGGATTGGCGAATCCACCCTGTCCGAATTTGAAAACGGGAAAAGGGAGCCAAGGATTCCCCAGTTGAAGGTGCTGGCCGACACCTACCAACGGCCCTGGAGTTTTTTCCTGGAAGAGGGAGAGGACTGCCCGGAAGTGGTCCTTTGGCGCCAGAAGCCGGAATCCTCCCAAGCCCTGAAGCTGGAATTGGAATTGGTGACCCTGGGCACGCAATACCACAATCTGGAAACCTGGTGTGACCAAAACCACCCCCTGCAAATCCCCTTCGCCAATGGCAATCCGGAACGGTTTCATTACGCGGAGGCGGAAGCCCTGGCCTTGCGCGTTCGCAACGACCTTGGTCTGGGCGACCGCCCGGGCCAGATCCTGTTGCGCGTCCTGGAGGAGGTGTGCAAGGTCAAGGTTTTCCACAAGGATTTCGAACCCGCGGGAAGCGCGGCCTGCACCCTGAGCGGTTCCTTTGGCGCGGCCATCCTCCTAAACAGCCGCAATACCCGCTGGCGAAGGAATTTTGACCTGGCCCACGAACTCTTCCACCTGCTGACCTGGAAAATGTACCGTTCCAATGCCCCTGAAAATGTGGTGGAAGCCTCCGAGACCGAGGAAAAGCTGGCGACCTGCTTCGCCAGAAACCTGCTGATGCCCATGGAAATCCTGCGGATCACCGTGGACAGGCATCTGGCGGATTCAGGGAAAATCCAGGTGGATTCACTGTTTGAAATTGCCAGGCAGTTTGATGTCTCCGTGGAGGCCATGCTGTGGCAGATAGGATTCCTTTACAACATTTCCCGGGAAAACTCCCAGCGCAACATTGAACTTTGCCGCGACGGCATGGGATTTTTGGAAAAGCGGGATCAGGAAAAACCGCCGGAAAGACCCGCCCGCTTTTGCGCCCTGGCACGCCAGGCCCTGCGCCGGGGTTTGATGGCCGCCGGCAAATACGCGGAATACCTGGGCGTTTCCAGGCGCGAGGCCATGCAGGTTGTCGAGCAGGACACCCAGGAAAATGCCGAAGTCGAAATTGCTCATTCTTGACGCCAACATCGTCATCCACCTTTTTGAAGCCGGCCTGTGGCATTCCATCCTGGCCAAATGGGAGGTCCACCTTTCCAGTGTGGTGGCCTTTCAGGAAGCAATCTTTTACCTGGACTGCCAGGAGCAGATCCCGATTGAATTGACCGCCGATATCAACGGCAAACGCCTGCGGATTTTTGATATGCCTGTTTCCAGCCTGCTGGCATTTCAGAAACAGTTTGACCGCAATTACCTGGAAAGACTGGACCCCGGAGAAGCGGAATCCCTAGCGTTCCTGGTGGAGTCCAGGGAGGAGTTCCTGATTTCCTCAGCGGATGCCATCGTCTTCAAGGTATTGGGAAACCTGAACCTTTCCCACCAGGGGATTTCCCTGGAGCAATTTGCTTTAGCGGTCGGCAATGCCCAAGGGCGGAACCACCCGCCCATGACCGACGTGCATCTGCTTGTGTCCAAAATCATCAATTAAAAGCGATCCCTGCCAGCAAACGGCAAACATAATATCTGCCCCGCCTTTCCGCCCCATAATTCTCCCTGTCTCATCCGGTATTTGCATCCGAAATCGCCATCCGTATCGCCGAAAACACCTGTAAAACAAGCTTTTAACACACCTATTGCGGATCTCTTGGGGTGGCCTAAAGCTATACTATAGCTATTCCAACGCTATAGTATTGGCACTTTTTGGATCCGGGTTACAGTGGGTGCATGGATGGTGCTTTGGCGCAGGATGTGCCAGGGGCGGATGGTGACAGGAAATGGCCATGCGCCCCAAAACACCACAGGAACATCGCGGTGGACCGGGAGCTTATGGGGTTCGTCGTGATGGGGTCGCAGGTGCCAGGCAGGCTTGTTGTCTGCGGGGGCAGCCTGGATGGTGGGATCCGGGTCCGGGGTTCAAGTCCCCGGCGTGCGCCTGGGTGGCCCGGGGGCGGTAGAGGTGGGGACTGGAGCAGTTCCAGGCTCCCGGGTTGTCCTAAGACGGGGGGCAAGGCATGGCAGGGGCGATGGTGACCAGAAAAAGCGGTCAGTCGGTATGGATCGGGGATGTGTTGGTGCGGGTGTTTCTGCGGGGAAAACAGGTGACGTTGACCATTGAGCGGGAGGGCGGGCTACCGGAACTCCGGACTGACTCCACCCTGATTCGGGAGGAATCACGAAAATGCTAGTTCGACGCCCTGATTTAGGACTGCTTGTGTTGCTTCTTCCATTCGGTCAAAAACTTTTCGACCGCAATGGTAACCACAGTGTTTCTGGAATAGCGGTGCTGGCTGGCAAAATCGTCCAGAAGATCAAGCAGATGCTTATCTTTCCCGTCAATCCGCCAACCGACTTGAATGCTTTCGTGATTTGGTTTTTTCGGTCGCGCCATAGTACTCATTTTAATTTCTCCCTTTTTTTTAGCAAGACGCAAATCCTTTATACAGTTAATATTACACATTATAGGTTACAAATTAACTAATTAATATTAAAAATAGTATTTAAAATAACTTGTTAACACATTAATATAGATTAGAGTTTGATTATCAACCCCAAGGAGACCCATCATGATTTTGGAAGCTACCAAACAACGCACCCTAGACGACCTGATCCGAGAGGCTTGCGCCGTGGCCCGCCAGCGCGAGGCGGAACGCCAGGCATACCGCGAACGGCAGCGGCAGGAGGCTTTAGCGGATTGTTTGAGCCAGATCCCGTCTTGGATGCATTCCTGCATCCGCTCGCACGGCACCTGGGGCGCCATTGGCGGCTATGAGGTCATCCTCCAACTGGAGGCAATTACCATCCGGCTGACCCGGGTGGAAATCATCATCAAATCCATTTCGTTTGAGTGGCGCTACTGGAACGGCTCGACTTGGGCGTACGCACCCAGTCACGAGGAGGCCATTGCCGGGGCGGTGGACGCAGGCAGCCACCCACTGCCGGAGACATTTTGAACCATGTTTGAGGGGCCCCCGGGGTTGCGGGGCGTGTGCTTCGACCCGGGGGTTTTTTAAGGCAGGAGGCTGACATGAAACGACAGGCTGACATGAATCGCCGGAAACTCAAGGGGCTGGTGCTGAGCGTGAAGCTGGGGGACCGGGTCCTCATCCAGTTGGGAGATCACAGTGTGTGGGTGGGGGTGCAGTCGTATGACCGCAACCAGGTGAGCCTGGTGTTCGATGGCCCGAAGGAAGTGGGGATTTTCAGGGAGCAACTACTACAAGGAGCAATGCAATGTCCGCAAATGTAATAACGACCACTGGTGCCGGGGCAGTGGCGGAGAAGCTGGTGTTCAATGCCAGCCAGATTGACCTGATCAAGACGCAGATTGCCAGGGAGTGCACGGATGCGGAGCTGGCCCTGTTCATCGGAGTCTGCGAGCGCACGGGATTGGATCCCTTTTCCCGGCAGATTTACGCGATCAGGCGCCCGGACAAAAAGGCGCCTGGAGGGGCCCGGATGGTGATCCAGACCGGGATTGACGGGTACCGTTTGATTGCTGACCGCACCGGCCGTTACGCCGGGAATTCCGACGCTGTCTACCAATACGACGACCATGGGCGGGTGATGCGGGCGACGGTGACGGTGGGCAAGCTGGTGCAGGGGGTCTGCTGTTCCTTCACGGCCTCGGCTCTGATGAGCGAATATCGGCCTTCTTTCCCGGGTCCTTTGTGGGATCGCATGCCGCACGTCATGCTGGCCAAGTGTGCCGAAGCGGCCGCCCTGCGCAAGGCGTTCCCTGCCGATCTTTCCGGCCTGTACACCCAGGAGGAGATGGAGCAGGCGGAAATTACCACGGCGAAGTCGGCATCTACGACAGTGCCTGAGGCTCACCTGGAGGGGTTCCCAGCCCCGGATACGGCTTCTGGGGCAGCTCCGGAGGAGATGGTGAGTGAGGCGCAGTTGGCGCTTATGAACCACTTGTTGCGGGTGATGGAGTATAGCACGGCGGAAAAGAAAAAGTGGGGGGAGGCGATCAAAAGCCGCTACGGGATCCATTCGCCCAAACAGTTGACCCGATTGCAGGCGGCAGAGGTGGTGGCGAGCCTGGAGTCAGCCAGCGCGGAATACCAGCCTGAGGAGGAAAACGCCCATGTGTGATCTCGTCAACTTTTCCTGGCGGCAGGGCTGGCACTACACCTATGAGGTTGCCATGCGGGTGTGGGTTGAGGGTGGCGTGGTCTATCTGTCCCAGAATCACGCTGGCGACGGATGGAGCGCACCCAACCCATTGCCCACCCTAAGGGACATTTATTTGACCCTGGGAGCTTTTCGGGTCACGGACGCCGGAAGGCGCCTCTACGAGGCCGCACAGCATGCCCAGACCATGAGCGGATTCCTGGACCTGCGCGACCCCGCGGATGAGGATGTGACGGACTACCAGGAGGCGGTTATTAGCTTCTGGAAACTGCTGGGCAGCCTGGAGGCGGAATGGTCTGCCAAAAAGATGGCGGCCAGTTTGGAGAATTGCGGCGTTTTGGATAGCGTTGAGGGGTTGCCCATTGCAATGGGGGTGCACCATGCATGAACCGAACCATCCCAGGATGTTGTTGACATCGCGGGAGGCGGCCGCCGTTTTGGCCATCAGCACGCGGACCCTGTGGCAGATGACCCATGACGGGGTCATTCCCTGCGTGCGCCTGGGCAGCACCAGCAAAAAGGTGACGGTGCGTTATTCTACGACCGCCCTTCAGGATTGGATCAACCAGAACCAGGTGGGAGGCAAGTCATGAGTGCCGATTGGATCAAGGTGGAAAAAATCACCCAGCGCAAACCCGAGGTGCTGGTCATTGCCGAGTTGCTGAAGGTAACACAGGATCATGCCTTTGGGCTTTGCATTCGCTTCTGGATGTGGTGCGACACGCATTTGCTTGATGGTGAGGTCGAAAATATCACACCCAAAATGCTAAATAAAGTGCTCGGACAAAACCGTTTTGCTGAAGCTATGATGGATGTGGGCTGGATCACTTTTGAAGGCGGTTTTTTGCGTGTTATCAACTTTGACAAGCACATGAGCCAGAGCGCTAAAGCAAGAGCCGAAGATCAGTTACGTCAAAAAGAACATCGGGAAGCCAAGAAGAAAGTGTCACAAAGTTGTCACAAAAAAAGTGTGACAAACCCGTTACCAGAGATAGAGAGAGATAAAGATAAAGACATAAATACACCCCCTACCCCCAAGGGGGGTATGCCCCCACCCATCCCAAATCCAGACCCCACCCAGGCAGCCGTCGAGGAGTCCTCCGACCCGGAGCCGGGCATGGACCTCATCCCGGCCGAGGCCGACCTGAGCCCCGAGGGGGAGCTGGCCCACGCCTGGACAGCGTCACGGGCCGGGGTTGGCTGGCGGGTGCCCGCTGGCGAGACCTACCCCGAGCTGCTGGTTTTTTTCCGCGAAAAATTGCGGGTGGGGAAAAATCCCCACACCATCCGCGCCGCGATTGACAGCCCCACCCGGGACCGCACGGAGAAGCTTTGGCAGTTCAGCCGGCGCGAGCTGGAAAGCCCGGTGCACGCCCCGCAAAACCGCATCACGACGGTCGAGGACGCGATGGCCGCGATGCTCGAGGATCCGATCCAAAAACGTTCTTTGGAGATCGCATTCCATGGCTGGAAATAACACCGCGGTGGCCACCCTGCCGGAAGACCAGCGCGAGTGGCTGGAGTGGGCGAACTACCACCGCAATTTGTTTGGCTGGGGAGGTCCCAACGACGCCCCGATGCTGGCGACCTGGATCGGCTTTTTCAAGAGGTCCGGCTACCAGGCCACCGAGCTGCAGCAGGCCACCGACCAGATCGCCCGCCACACCGAAAAGACCTACAAGCGCGAGGACCACCTCGCCATGCTGCAGACGCACCTGTACAGCCTGCGCCAGCAGAACCTTCTGCGCCAGCCCGTACACGCCACTGAAAACGACCAGCGTGGAACCTGCGTGCACTGCGGCGAGACCGGGGCGGTGTCCGTGCCACTCTTGCGCGACGTGGCGCAAGGCACCTGGACGACCCGGCGCACCTGCGCGGTCTGGTGCACCTGCTGGGCCGGCCGGCAGTTTCACGCCACCCGCAACGCCCGGGGCGAGGCGATGATGGGGCTCACCGAATACACCCACCGCAATCCCCTCTGGCGCCGCCAGGTGGAAACGGCACGCACCCTGGACGCGGAGGCGGACCTGCTGCGCACCGAGGCGGTGGAGGCGGCTGGCAGTGCCAAAAGCAACTTCGACCTCCTCAGGGACCGGGTCATGGTGCGCTGGGGCATGCTATCCAAAGAGGCCCCTGCCCGGCCCAGCATGCCTGGGGATGGCGCGAAAAAGGGAATCGACCACACTGCGGCCCGGGACGCCTTCGAGCGCGCAGGACCCTGGCAGAAGGAACAGCGTTCCAGCACGAGCTGGGACAAGGAATTCTCCCGCAACGGACGACCCCCCAAACAGGGACAAACCAACCCCAAGAAAGGAAATTGACCATGGATTTCACCAGAGAGGATTTCGCCAGGCAAAACACGGAGGACAGGGCCATGATTCAGGACATCCCCCCGGGAGCGTATGTTGCCCGGATCAGCGCCGAGGTGACCAAACCCACCAAGCGCGGTGATGGCGAGTACCTGCAACTGACCTTCACCATCGACGAGGGCGAGTACACCGGGATGCAACTGGTGGACCGTCTCAACCTGCGCAACCCCTCGGTCAGTGCAATGGCCAAGGCCAGGGGAACCTTGCAGCGCATCTGCGAGGCCACCCGCGCCAAGCCAAAGGGCAGCGCCGACCTGCTCGGACTGCGGATCAAGGTCCTCACCTACAACGAGACCTACCAGGGCAAAAACTACCCACGCATCCGCGACTACAACAGCGCCCCGGACAGGGAACCCACCCCGGCCGAGGTGGATGATCTTCCGTTCTAGTTCTTTCCACACGAAGGGAGTCTTATCATGGCTGAGAAAAACAGCACGCGGCGGTCGCCGCGATTCTACATGGCTAAAATACGCAATCTTTCCCTTGAGGTGGATCGCTTGCGCACCCAGAATGCCGACCTCAAGGACCGCCTGCAGGAGTGGGAAAACCTCTACGGAGAGATGAAAAACGCCCACCTCCGGGAACGATCCGGGGAGGGCTCCCGATGAACGACACCACCATGCACAACCCCGACCTTGGCAGGGCAATGCGTGATCTCGCCACCGGGATCGTCCTGGAAAACTCCGGCGAGGAGTTCCAGCGCAAGGCCGTGGATTGCATCCTGAGGGTCTGGGCTGGCCGCGAGGGGACGGGCGAGGATTTTCGCCTGGCCTGCGAGCGCGAGGACATCCGACCCCACCACGCCAACGCCTGGGGAGCTCTCATCCTGTCCCTGAAACGCCAGGGACACCTGGCCGAGACCGGCGAGTGGCGCAGCATGCGGGACTCTAAAAGCCACGCCCGCATGACCCGCGTCTACCGCGTCGAGGCCAAGGCCAGGGAAAACCACAAGGAGAACGGACCATGCTGATCGTCTTGCATGAGAATGGCGCGGGCATCCATTTTGCCTTCAACGGTCAATTCTTCTTTCAGCCCAGGGAGGGATCCGGCAGGCAACTGACCTTTGCCCAGTCCTGGGCTGCCGTGCACCGGGAGCAAAACCCGGGAAAACTGGAGGACACCGCCCACCTGTTTGCCCTGGCCAGGGGATCCCAACCATGAGAACCCGGATCAAGCAACCCTGTCAGGGGTGCCAGCGGCGAGGAATCACCCTGTTTTGGGGGAAGTGCGTGCGCTGCCACAACCAGTCGGACAGAAACAGGAAACACCATGAATCGGAAATCGACCACCTGCGCCATGTATCCCTGAAAGCCACCAGCGAGATCCGCAGGCTGCAAGAGGAACTGGCGGCCGCCCGCGCGGAAATCCGCGAATGGGAGGAATGCTACGCGGGCCAGTTTGCCGGGAAAATTAGACTTGACCTAAGTGCCGGATAGTCCGATAGTTTCATGAACAAACCCGGCTCGCCTCTTGGCCAGCAATAGTTCAATGCGGGTTTTGGGTGGGTACGATTTTGTATAGTATTATTTGGGAAAATGGGAGCGTCCTTTGGATCCCCGGCATAATTCCTTGATTTCCTTTGATTCCCCCCCAATTGTCGAAGTGGCGATTTCGGTTCAATTTGATCCACCCAAAGGCATAAATTTGGCGTATCTTGGCGCATTCTGGTACAAGCACCAATCTTCCATGCCTGGCGTTAAAACCACCCAACCCATCCCCATGGCCAATGAATCCTTCGGCACGGAACTTCCCTGGATCCCACCCTCCTTGCAATTGGCTTTGACCAATGAACCGGATTGCCGATTGCAAATGACATGTCCCGATGATCAGTGGATGTGGCAAGTGCAACGCAACCGATTCGTTGTGAATTGGAGAAAACGAAGCGACGATTATCCCCGTTTCAAAGAAACTTGGAACCAATTCGAGGAAACCTGGATTAAGTGGCTGAACTTTCTTGAGGAGGTAAAATTACCCCTACCAGTGCCACACCTCTGGGAACTTACCTATGTCAACCGAATCCCAAGGGGCGGTCTTTGGCAGAACACCCAGGATTGGCCAACGATTTTTCCAGGATTGTGGGGTGGTGAAATCGCCTCCTTGCCAGGAACCGACCTGCGGGGATGCCATGGCCAATGGGTTTGGGAATCCACCCAACCACCAGCCCGGCTCTATATCGAACCCCGACCAGGGCGATCCAATGACGCAGCAAACCAGGAAGTGCTATTGTTAAACCTGACCGCCAGGGGTGCTTGTGAACCGAATTCCGACCCCACCAATCCCTCGCTGAACAAAGTACAAGCCGAAATGGAATTTGGGCACCAATGGATTGTGGCCGCATTTGATAAAATAGCATCAGGCACCGCAAAGCAAGAATGGAAACGCAATGATAACATCACCTAGCAAAAGTTCCACCTGGGATGAAACTTGCCGATTCGAGGATGATTTTTCATCTCAAAATGGAATCGCAACCGAATCACAAACTTTTGAAAATCCTGAATGGGGCAAGTGCATTGATGCTTTGTTGAAAGCATGGAATGAACCTTGCGGGCTTGGGGAAACCCCTCCCAACAAAAAAGCAATCCGATTAGCCATGGAGTGGGCCGCTGAATTGAAAAAACAGTTTCCAGCCTTTCCCCCCACCTGCATTATTCCGGAACCAAACGGGGGCATCATCATGGAAAGGCAAATCAGGTTAAAAAATGGCGACAAACGCCTCTATGAACTGACTTTTTACAACAATGACAAAGCGGAATGGACATCCTACCTGAACGGAAAGGTTTTGAAAATCGTACCGGTATCCAAGTATCCCCAGGAACACAACCTTGCGGCCGTCTGGGCTTAACCACAATCTTTTAGCCATCAATGCACTATGACAGACGCAAGCCAAACACTTTATCGACAAATAAAAAATGGCGGCAACCCAATCTATTATGAACCAAATCGAACACCAATCCTCCACTCAGCGGCTTTCCTTCCATCCAGCCAGGACAAGGATGGACTTTCCGTCATCCAAGGCGGATTTCGCACAAAAATATGGGCTGCTTATCGGCCGGAACAGCCCGAAGAACGCTTTCGAATCGCCCTGTTAAGATTCGACTTTCTAAAAACCATCGCTTTGGACGCAGGGTTTCCTGATTTGCAATTGAAAACAACACCGGACCAGCTTGACGATTATTTTGGAATACCCTTTGCACATGGCGTCCTTCCAGAAATCAACAGGATCTCGTATGACAATTGCCTGGTCTCAAAAAAACAAATCAAGGAATTCGGGAAAAAAGTGGTTGAATCATTAAATTCGCAAGATATTGAAGGCCCGTTTCTTAAACCCGACGAAGGAGTGCACTCCCATCGTCCGGATTAGTCCTTTCAACTATAATCCAGCAAAATCCCGCCAACTACTAATTTGTAAAAGTTTTAGTAATTGGTTAGTAATTGGTAGGCACTTTACCATTACCCCAGGGGAACCGCATGAACACGATCTTCACCGAAGCCGAACACCTGGTGGCCGAACGGGCTCGATCCTACGGCCATCCCGCCGACAACCTCGACAAAATCTCCTCCCTGTGGGGTATCCTCCTGGGCAGGGAGATAACGCCGCAACAAGTGGCCCTGTGCATGATCGCCCTCAAACTCGCCCGCGAGACCGCCTCCCACAAACGCGATAATCTGGTTGATATTGCGGGCTATTTGCATATATACTGCGGTATCCTCGGAGACGAGAATATCTAACCGGCGCCCCACAGCCAACCGGGCTCACGTCATCGAACCCAGCGCGTCCATCAACTCCGCATCCATCTGCGTGGATCCTCCACCATCCGCCAACGCCATCTGGAGATCCTCCAGGGGTAGGGTCCATCGTGCCCCCAAATACCTCGCCTGGATCGAAAGCCACTCCCTCACCATCCCCTTTCAGGGCACCGTACTGCCACCCGTTGCCATTCACATTCGTCTCACCGAAGGCAAAGGCTGGAGAACCAACCGCGACTTGGACAACATCGCCAAGCCAATCCTGGACCTTCTCTGTCAACTGGGCCTGATCGAGGATGACAGCACGCGCATCGTGCGCCAAATCAGCCTGGCTGCCCTGACAGCCAGAGTCAAAGACCAGCCCGCCACCGTTGAGGTGCGGGTGCATACCATCCCCACGGACGGGGAAAACATGGGAGGCAACAATGGAGTGCGCTATGACTGTCAGCCGCCGCCGGGTCGTACCGGTCAAGACCCTGATGAAACGACTTGAGTCCATCCCGGACAAGCTGAAGCTGGACGCCATCCAATGGGCCAGGCTCTGCTCCGTCATGTTGCCCGAATGGTACCGTGGCCCAGGGCGCAAGGGGCAGCCCACCACCGCCCAGCCTGGCACGCAGGAACGCCTTGAGGTCTACATCCAGCGCCATTCAAGGGGCGAGTCCATTTTTATGACCGAGGATTGGGTTCCCAACCACCGCACTGGGGCCAGAAAATGACCAGCCCAAGACCCTCCAAAAAAAAGCCGGTCAAGCCCTCCGCCGAGGAACTGAGGGATCGCGTCGAGTTCACCGTCTTTCTACTCTCCCGCCGCCTATACAAGTGCGACATCAAGCGCATCCTCAAAAAACGCTACAACGTCGAATTCCGGGCCTGCGAGGATTATCTTGCTCGCGCGCGGAAAATCCTCCTGGAGGACACCGGAAGAACCCGCGAGCAGCACCGGATCGAATCCTTGAGGCTCTACGAATCCATCGTGGCCGGCGATGGCTCCAGCGTCCGCGACATCCTGCACGCCCAGGAGCGCATTGACAAACTGCTGGGGCTGGAAGCCCCTCAGAAACACGATGTCACCACGAACCACCGGGCGGAGGACCTCAGCGATGACGAGCTTGCAGCCATCATTGCCGCTGAACGCAGCCCAGGCGGCCAGGGAAATCACCCTCCGTCGCCGGGCCCGATCCAGCCTGATTGACTTCACCTCCTACACCATGCCAGACTACCGCCCCTCCTGGCACCACCAGGTCATTGCGCGGGCCATCCACGACATGGTCCACGCCGACAGCCGCCGTCTCATCATCAGCGTGCCACCCCGCCACGGCAAGTCCGAGCTGGTTTCCCGCAGGCTACCCGCCTGGATCCTGGGCAATCTCCCCGACACTTCCATCATCGCCACCAGTTACTCCGCCGATTTGGCCAGCCGCCTTAACCGGGATGTCCAGCGCATCATCGACTCCGAGGCCTACCAGAAGCTGTTTCCGGACACACGCCTCAACGATTCCAACTCCCGCACCGTGGCCGGGTCTTACCTGCGCAACTCCGATGTCTTCGAGGTCGTCGGGCACAAGGGGTGCTACCGCAGCTCGGGTGTCGGAGGTGGCATCACCGGCATGGGCGCACACTGGCTCATCATCGACGATCCCATCAAGAACCGCGAGGAGGCCGACTCCCCCACCATCCGCCAGAACATCTGGGACTGGTACACCTCGACCCTCTACACCCGCCAGCAGCAGGATGCCCGCATCCTTGTCGTCATGACCCGCTGGCACGCTGAGGACCTTGCGGGCAAACTCATTACCCTGGCAAGGGATGACACCAGGGCAGACCAGTGGCAGGTCATTGAGCTGCCAGCAATCGCCGAGCACCACCGACCAGCCTACGACCCGCGCAGCGAGGGAGAAGCCCTCTGGGAGGATCTTTTTCCCATCCGCAAGCTGGAGCAGATGCGCGCCAGCATTGGCGATTACGAGTGGGCCGCACTGTACCAGCAGCGCCCGCGCGCCGGCGGCGGTGTTGAATGGCCCGAAAGCTACTTTGCCGAAGATATCTGGTTTGACGAATGGCCCGCCTCCATCCAGACCAGGGTCATCGGAGTCGATCCCTCCAAGGGTTCCTCGTCAAGGCATGGCGACTATTCCGCCATTGTCCGACTCGGACGGGCCACCGATGGCAAACTGTTTGTCGAGGCCGACCTCGCCCGCAGATCCTCCGAGGCCATCGTGGACTCCACCCTGGAGGCACAGGGGGACTTTCGCGCCGATGCCATCGCCTTTGAAAGCAACCAGTTTCAAGAGCTTCTGGCGGTGCAGCTCCAGAAAAAAGCCATCGAGGCCGGTTTTCCCGTCCCGGTGGTACAGGTTCACAACACCATCAACAAGGCCGTGCGTATCCGCAGGTTGGGACCCTACCTCGGCCAGAAACTTTTTCGATTCAAGGCCGCCTCCCCTGGCACCAAGCTGCTTGTCGAGCAATTGCGCGACTTCCCCGTTGCCGCGCACGATGACGGCCCCGATTCGCTCGAAATGGCCCTCAGGGTTATGATCGACATGTGGAATGGACGCAAGACACAGGCTTTCAGGAGAATCATAACATGAGCAACCAGAAACGCTGGTGGAACCTTTTTGGCTTCCCAGCACCCAGACAGACCACCCGGCAGCAGCGCGAGGAACTGGAGGAGCAGATCAAGCTGCGTCGCCTCGAACGGGCCAAAAAACTGGTCGAAAATTCCGTATCCCAGGATTTCTGGATGACTGGCTATGGCGACCTACTCGACCGCTACCGCGACGGCTTCAGCGGCACCTATCCGGTCACCCAGCCCACCGACCGCCGCTATGGCTCCAACTACCCCTTCTGGGTCAGCGAGTCCCAGCTTGCCATCCTGCGCGCCCAGGCACGTTTCTGCGTCACCACCAACCCGAATGCCCAGGGACTCCTCAACGGACTCTGCTCCTACGTCATTGGCACCGGCTACACCTATCGGGTTGCCGCCAAGCCCTCCTCCGGCGCGGAAGACGCCCTTGTGGCCGCCGTGCAGCAGGTTATCGACATCTTCCGCGAGGAAAACTGCTGGAGCGAAATGGAGCAGGAACTGTTCTGGCGCAGCAGGGAGGACGGAGAGGCCTTTGTGCGCCTGTTTGCCCAGGAGGACGGGCGCCTGGTGATCCGCACCGTGGAGCCCGAGCAAATATACCAGCCCCCCGGTGCCGACATCCTGGAGTGGTCCTATGGCATCCAGACCGACCCGGACGATGTTTTCGCCATCAAGGCCTACCATGTCGACTACCGGGCTGCTGGTGGCCAGAAGGACCCCGAGCCCACCGTTGGCGAAATAGTGGACACAAAAAACATCGTCCACATCAAGTGCAACGTGAAACGCTCCATCAAACGGGGCATGAGTGATTTTGCCTACGACACGCTTGATGCCTTCACGCAGGCTGGCAAGTTGCGGCGCAACTTGGGCGAGGGTGCCGCAGTCCAGGCCGCTATTGCTGCAGTCCGCCAGCACGAAAGCACCACCGTGGACCAGGTTCAGGATTTCATCCAGAGCGGCGTGGACTACTCCGCACCCAACATGGCCACCGGCAGGCAGACCGATTTCCAGCGCATCGAGCCGGGCAGCTTTCTCGATATTCCCAAAGGCATGAATTACATCCCGCCACCGGCCGCAGCCAACAGCGCCGCTCACCTCGAGGTCATGCAGGGGCTCCTGCGTTCGGCTGGCAACAGGCACAATGCCCCGGAATGGCTTGTGTCCAGCGACTCCAGCAACGGGAACTATGCATCCAGCCTCACGGCGGAAGCCCCCTTCACCCGTCACTGTGTCCGCTTGCAGGAGTTTTACAAAAACCATTTCCTGCGCGTGATCCGCTCCGCCGTGGAAGCTGCCTCCAGCGCCGGGGTGCTTCCCCCAAATGTACTCAACCTTCTGGACATCCAGGCACAGGCACCCTCGGTCGAAACTCGGGACAAGTCCGCTGAGGCCTCCGCCAACCAGATTTACTCCACCCTCGGCATCAAGAGCAGGCAGACTATCGCCCAGGAACTGGGACTGGACTGGGACCAAGAAGAAGCCAACCAGCAGGAGCTTGCCTCTTCTCAGGGCGATGGCATCCTGCAGCTTCCAGATGAAGCCACAGACAATCAGGAACAGGACAAGGAACCCGACGGAGGCTTGGGATTCTGATGCGCTCCGCGCTCAATTCCACCCTTGCGGCCAAGTTCAATCTCCACCAGGAAAAACAGCTTTCCGTGGCCGATAACGTGACATTGCGTATAGATCGCAAGCTGGAAACCCTCTGGGTACAGATCCAGAGCGTCCTGAAGTCCAAGGATAGCCTGACGATCAAGCGCTACCGACTGTACCACCTGCTGACCCAAGTGATGCATCACGCCCGCTCCGGCCTGGCGGACGGACTGGAAGACATGGTCACCAGCTCCTACCAGGATGCGGCCACCGTGCTGGGGAAAACCATTCCAGTGGCGTACTTGGGTCTCCTTACTGAGCGTAAGCCGGTTCTGGAAAACAAGAACAAGGAGCGCAGCCAGATCCAGGATGCGCTCTTCAAGAAGATTCCCCAGGACAAGGTCGCCTCCATTGTCCGTGGAACCACCAATGGCATGAGCTGGGATGGAAGACTGGAGCAGCAGACTCGCAGGGCCAGCCCCGAACAACTGGCGTCTCTGGTGACAAGCGGATTCAGCGCGGGTGCCACGCCCGCCGAATTATCCCGACAGATCCGGCCTTTTGTCCAGGGTATCTCCAGCACTGCCCGGCGGGTCGCCCGCAATGAGTCCATGCGCATCGCCCATGAGACACGGATGCAGGCCTACGAGCAACTGGGGGACATGGTGGTTGGCTACCAGATCCACGCCACCATGGATGCCAGGGTACGACCCCACCATGCCGCGCGATCCGGAACCATCTACTACAAGAAACCTGGACCAGGACAGCTTGGCCTCGAAAAGATGCCCAGGCCTCCCCTGGAGGAAGACGGCACCGTTGCGCATAACTGCCGCTGCTGGCTTACGCCAGTGCTGGAAGTCCAGAAGCACATCGAGGAGGATCCTGCCGCCAAGGCGGTATTCACCAACGCCCGGAATGAACTCATTCCCAATCCGGCGGTCTACACGGACTGGTTCGAGCGCGCCCCGGAACACGACCAGAAACGCGTGGTGGGAGCCAGGCGCATGAATATGATGCGCGCCCTTCTTCCCAACCACAAGATCACCTGGGGGCATTTTGTCGAGCCGGACACCGGCAGGCTGCTGGACGAACGCGAGCTTTACCGGGAGACTCCGGACGAGCGCAAGCAGCGCCTGGACAAATTCGCCGCGCTGATTTCCAAGAGGAAGGAACTGACACGCCAGGTGGCTAACTATGGCTATCTTCCGCCCTCTGCAGGAGGACAGAAACCACCGGATTTCCCAGCACCGCCCCAGCCAGTGCCGCCCTCTTTACCCCAGCCAGGATGGAACCAAACCCCTGCAATCAAACCGCCCCTCACGGTAAAAACGGCCGCACAGCACTTTGTTTACAGTAGTAAATTATCGGACCAGTTGCTGAAATCCACTTCTAAGGGAACCCCGCCGCTTCGCAAGTACATCGGCCCCTACCATGAAATCATGAATGATGTGGTTCGTCATAAAAAAAACAACCCTGCTGTCTTGAGGGTAGTACACGCACTGGATAAAGTTCACAAAAAACACGCCATGGAAATACCTCTCGGAACAGTGCTGTTCAGATCTGTTCCAGCCAGCGTAAATCCGGCGGATAAAGACAAGGGATTCATGAGCACATCCCTTTCTCGAAAAGTAGCCAGTAAATTCGGAGGAAAATCCAAAAAGGTGTATAGAATAACTATTGTGAGCCCTGTCAAAGGCATTTACATTCCGGCATTAATGCGCTTGCAAAAAGGGATTAACTCTGGACACAACAATATCCGCGAAGAGGAAATTTTGTTGCAAAGAGGAATGAAATTAAAAGTTACCGGGGTTCAATTTCCTGACGGAACATGGGAAGCGTTTTTATGACAAGGAAACCCAAAAAAAACAGATTTGTTGCGGAGGAAGGCGACATGATTTGCACCTCCCCGCATATGGGAAAAGCAACCTGGGATTTGATTCCTCAAGAGGCAAGGGAGCGGTTGTCGGCTTTGGGCTGGCGCGATGGCATTCGCCCAGACCCGGTTTATCCGCCTGACTACATTGAACGCCTGACCCAATCCGGTGCGTCCATGGAGAAGGATCAATGGGATCACCTTCCCGAGGAGTTCAGGGTTGCTCTCAAGGCAGCCGGTTATGTGGATGGAATCTCTCCATCGGACCAGTGCCCGCATATGGGTCTGGTAGGGTGGTGCCAGTTATCCCAGGCATCCCAGGATCGGCTGGAAGCCCTGGGATGGCGGGACGGCATTAACCCGGACCCGGTTTATCCACCCGATTATGTGAACCTTTTAATTCGCACAAGATCGATCCTGGAGAAGGATCAATGGGATCACCTTCCCAAAGAGTTCCGCAAAACCCTTAGGGCCGCCGGTTATGTGGATGGATTCCCTCCCGACCCGCCAAAATCCAAAAAGAAAAAGTAAAAGTCCAAAAAATAATCACGCGCCAGTTTGACACTTTGCCGGGTCATTTCTGATACTCGGCTTATGAGGTTAAATCGTCTGTTCGCACTGGAAGCATCCCTCGGGGCCAATCCGCTCCGCGTGGACAAATCCGCCGGCATCATCTACGGCGTGAAAATCATTGGCTTTGACAGTGACAACGGCAGGAAATATTTACCCGAGGCCCTCAAATCCGCCAAGAAACTTTACGAGGGCATCAAGGTCAACATCGACCACCCCGAGGATGACCCGGCCGGACAACGCTCCGCCTACGACCGTTTCGGGAAGCTGCAAAACATCCGCTACGTCGAGGGCAAGGGGTTGTACGGGGACATGGTTTACCTCAAGAGCCATCCCATGGCCTCCAGGGTGACCGAGGCGGCAGAACGGATGCCAGAGGCATTCGGCCTTTCCCACAATGCACAGGGCGAGGGTGAAAAAGACGGCGATACATTCGTGGTGCATCGCGTGACGGAAGTTCGACATGTGGACCTGGTTGCCGACCCGGCAACCACTTCAAGTTTATCGGAGGGAAAAATGAACAAGGGCATCAAGCGCAAGCTTCGTGAGGAAGAGGAAAAGAAATCCATGGAAGACCATGACAAGGTCGAAAACGAGGAGGAGGGGGACGAGGAAAAAGACTCCCTGGCCTCCAAGGTTCTGGATGCCCTCAAGGAAGGCGAATTGTCCGACGAGGAAAAGGCGCAAGCCATCGTCAAGCTGGTCAAGGAAGCCATGGAGGAAGGCGACTTTACCCAGGAAGAGGAGGAAACCTCCGAGGCCGAGGAAGGCAGCGCCAGCGACGTCACCAAGGAGGAAGACGACTCCTACGAGGAAGAAGAGGATAAGGACGAGGATGACAAGGAAGTCAAGGAATCCCGCCAGGTTCACAAAAATCCGGGCGTGGCCCAACTTCAGGAAGAGATCCAGCGCATGAAGAAGGAAGCCTGGATCCGCAGGCTGTGCGAATCCCTGCAATTACCCCTTTCTAAAAACCTGCTCACCGACCTGATGGGACTTGGAAAGGTCTCCATCGAACGCCATGCCCGCAGGCTGGCCCAGGCCAGCAAGGCTTCCAAGCCTCGCTCGGGCGTGCCGGTGACGGAGGGGAAATCCTCAAGGATCCCGGCGCAATCCGACCTGTACAACTGGCTGCAAAACTAGGATAGGAGACACAAAAATGAGTACAACTTTTGGCGGCGGAAACTTTTCGAAACCAGCAGATTTCAGACTTGTTCGCTACCCAGTGGCGGGTGGGACTGTCATCTCCGTGGGGGATTTCCTGTACTGGGATTCCAACACCTCCACCGTAAAACCACTGTCTGCCATGACCGGATCCGGCACGGCTGCAACGGACCAGGCCACGGTGCATGACGCCTTTGTGGGCGTGGCGACCCAAAGCCGGCTGGCAGTTCAGACAGCCGCTGGGCACGTCGAGGTCATCACAGACTGCATCTATGAGGCCGATTGCGCCTCGTCCTCCAGTTTCCTTCCCGGGGACATGGTGGGAGCGGTTTCCAGCGGTGCCTCCGCTGCCGGTGCAATTGAGGACAAAAAGGTGGTCGAGGTGGCCGACGCGGCCAAGGCCATCGGCGTGGTGGTCGGGTACTATTCCGCGGCAACGACCAGAGTGCTGTGCCGGCTCTACGGGCTGGCAGGACGTCAAAAATTCTAATTTAAGGAGATTCCGAACATGAGTCGGGTAAACATTTTAAAGATCCGTGACCTGTACGAGTCCAGAAAAAACAGCCCAGCGGGCAAGCTTGCTTTCCTCAACGATATCAAGCACGGCCTTGGGCTCACCGATAAATCCGGCAATCCCAACCGGGATCCTGCTGGCAACCACAAGCTGACTGAGCAGAAGCTCAAGCCAGAACAGTTTTCCATCCAGGAACTGGCCGAAGGCATCATCGGGCCACAGTGGCGCAACCACTTTGACCCGGCCAACGGCGCAGCCATGTCCCGCTATACTGCGGCACGCAGCCTGGTGGAATCCGGGTTTCCCAATGACAGCAGGGCCCTGCTGGAAGCCACTGGCATCGGCATCGACCCAACTGCCTTTGCAAACATCAACGCCTTCACCAGCGTGGTGGGCGGCCTGATCGAGGTGAAGATTTTGGAAGCCTTCCAGAATCCAGCCCTGATTGCCGACCAGATTTGCCCCGCGGAAGCCACCAAGCTGAACGGCCAGAAGGTCATTGGCGTCAACCGCATTGGCGACAAGGGGCGCAAGCGGAACCCTGGAGAACCCCACACTAGGGCGCAGTTCAACGAACGATGGATTGAGACCCCGGAAACCCGGGAGAACGCCCTCGCGGTGGACGTGCTCAAGGAATCCGTGTTTTTCGACCTGACAGGCGACATCCTGAATGTTGCCGCCAGTGTGGGCGAGGAACTGGCATATCGCAAAGAGCTGGAAGTCATTGACACGATCATCGGTGTCAACAACTCCTTCAAATACAATGGAACGGCGTACAACACCTACCAGACCTCGGAAACGCTTGGTTACCTGAATGACCACAGCAACCCGATGGTAGATTGGACCTCCATCCAGGCCTCGATGCTGCGTTTTGCACGCATGAAGGACCCTGGCACTGGAAAACGTGTGCTGATCCAGCCCAATTTGATCCTGGTCAACCCCGCCCGACTGGCCACGGCCCAGTTGATCCTGGGGGCCAACCTGACCGAAACCCGCGTGGCAGCCGGGGCAACCCAGGCAACCGCAGGCACCCTGCAGATTCGCCAAACCCCGGGCAATCCCTACAGCGGCCAGTTCACCATCCTTTCCAGCCCGCTGATTGAACAGCGATGTGTGGATACGGATGGGTTGAACCTGTCCCAGGCAAATGCGGATGATTACTGGTGGATCATGCAGGGTGGAAAATCCTTCCGCTACATGCAGAACTACCCTCTCAATGTGCAGCAGGCAGCCCCCAACCAGTACGAGATGCTGGACAAGGGAATCGTGGCCAGCTATTTCGCCAACGAAAGGGGCATCCCAAGCGTTTGGAGCCCATGGCACATTGTCCGCAACAAGAACTAGGAGTTGGCATGAAAAAGGGAGTTCCACCGGAAATTCGCCAAGTGTGGGAGGTCCGTGCCAACGGGCTTCCCCGCTTGCTTGTTGAGGCCAGTACCAAGTCGGAGGCAGAGGCTAGGTATCGGGAACGGTTCCAGATCCTGACTCCAGACATCGAATGGATGGAGCTTGCGCCATGCCAACGCCAGCAGAAAACATCCGTATAGCCATCGAACAGGTCACCCAGCGCATCGTCGAGGTGACCTCCAGCTACAAGCCCACGTACACCGTGGATGGTGAAAGCTATTCCCACGAGTCGTACCTGACCGCCTTAAACCAGAATTTGGAGGGCCTGCAACGAGCGCAGCAAACCCTCACTGGTCCTTTCCAGAAGGTGACGAGGATGAAGACATGAGATATATTTCAATTGATATTAGTACATCTGGTGATACCACAATTTACCCTTTTGTTGCGGGTAGATTTTTTAGGGTTTTAAGTTACACGCTGACTTCCGATACAGCGATGACTTTTAAATGGAAATCGGGAACAAATGATATTTCTGGTGCTATGTCTATTGCAGCAAGTGGATCTATTGTCGTTCCTTTTGGTCCTATTTCACCTTTAGGTTTAATCGGAAATTTGCAAACTAATTTTAATGAAGACTTAATTATAGAAACCAGTAGTGCTGGAAATTTAACAGGGCATTTGGTTTTGATTGAATCTGTGGCATAGGTGCATGAATGACTTTCACTCTGGATCATTCTGAGGACTACAAAATATGGGATAACCGGGAAGCCATCAGCTACACGGTCCACGGCTTGATCCTGGACAGCGGCGGCTACGAGGAAACCCACCCGATTGCCGATGCCAAGCGGCGAAACATCACCGCCCAGGACATTCCAACCCAGCGCACCGGGATTTTCACGGGCCATGATTTGGTCTGGTTGATTCCTCAGGCGGTATTGCCAGAGGGCGTGACTCCGAACCCCAGCGATTTCATCACGGACTCCTCGGGAAGGACATGGACCGTGCTGGACACCCAGTTTAACAACCTCCGATCCACCTGGCGCCTGAACTGCCGGGATCTGGTGCTGGCTGAGAACCTGCGCCAGAATATCGGTCTCTACCGGCCTGCCAACACCCGTGACCCAGCCGGAGGGAGGGTGGCCAGCAATTATTCTCTGGTCCTTGGCCACGTGCCGGCGAGAATTCAGGAAACCGGTACCGAATCCATGGACTTGCTTGGCAAGAAACAGGTGAAAACCCGTTATGAATGCCACTGCGGAAAACGGTTGGCGTGGAAATCCACCGACCGCATCATCGACCAGGACGGGGTCACCTACCAGATTGTTTCCGGGACTGCACCGGATGTCATGGATGTCCTTCAGGTGCTTAGCCTAGAAAGGATTGCCTGATGCCCGCCATGTTCCGTAACAACGCGGCGCAGGTGACCGATCAGGCCCGCAAGGCTATCGCCAAAAATTTGCTGGCAGCCGCGGTATTCTTCGCAAACCAGCACCAGCAGAGACTGGGAGCCAAGACAGCTCCTCCCGCATCCAGGCCCGGTGAATATCCCGCCAAACGCACAGGATTCCTGCAGGCCAGCGTGCTCTGGGATCCCATCAGCCCCATCGAAGTGGAACAGACCCTTAGGATCCGCGCGGGTTACCTGGCCAACGCTTTTTATGGACCGATCCTGGAATTCCAGAAACAGCGGCTTGGCCTCCGGAAAACCCTGACCGATCTGGAACCTCAACTTGGAGCCCTGGCAGGCGGGGATCTGGTGAACAGCCCGTGAACACACTAATCCATCAGACCTTGGAAGGCATGCAGGCCGTATGGAGTACCCAGACCAATGTTGCAACCTTGGTTCCAGGTGGCCTTTGGTTTGCTAGGGCTCCCCAGGACACTGCCATCCCATACGGCATCGTCCAGGTGGAAGAAGGAACAAGAACCTTTGTTTCCAGTGGTGATTTTTTGATGCGTTTCAAGGTGCGAGTTTCGATTTACACGGCAGGAGGTCCAGGGGCACCCAATGCCAAAAATATTGCCACTCTGGTGGGAGAGGCGTTTGACTTTTGCCAGGGTGACATCGCCTTTGAAAGTGGTAGATTGCTCGAATTTATGCCAAGCACCAGCCATCTGGAACTCCAGGATATCCTTAGGGATTCAGAAGATGTTCTTCTGACAAAAAATAGCTGGGATGTAATGGCTCAAGGGAGAACCAGCATATGAACCTAGCCGCATCTTTTTCACTGACCGCATCAGGTGTATTGACCCGGGACGACACTCTGGCCGTAGTGACGGACAGCCTTTCCTCCGGGAACCAGTCTTTCCCATCCATGTCAGCATCTTTTGTCAACGGAACGAATCCCGGCCAAGCAAGCAGGTGGCATCGCATGCACCAGAACATTGCTGCTGGGGCAACCCAGACCTTTGATCTGGCTGGTTCTCTTACCGATCCATTTGGAGGAAACGCCAGTTTTGGAACCATTAAGGCTCTGCTGATTTCAATTGTCGATGCAGATGCAACCAAAAAACTGCGGGTTGGCCCCCAGGGGATAGCCAACGCATGGCAGGGACCATTTGGTGGAACCGGAGCGGAAGTGTACCAGGAAACAAGGAACTGGCTACTCTGGCTGGATGCCCTGGGTCCTGGATGGACGGTTACCCCGGGTACCGGGGATGTTCTGCCAATTATGAATCCCGGAGACTCTTCGTTAAGCTATATTCTCTGGATTTTGGGCAATTAATTCGCAAAGGAGATAATCATGCCAACACCTACTTTTGTCCGTGGAACTGGTGGAAAAGTAACTGCCGGGTCTACAGATTATGCTGTTCTGGATTGGAACCTGACCAAGACCAGTCGCTTGGTGGAAGTCACTAATTCTGGAAGCAACGGTTACGCTGAATATTTTCCAAGCGTCACGGAAGGAAGCGGAACTTTTAACGCTTTGTGGGATTCCGCCAACATCCCTGATAACGGAACCACGCTGAATTCTTCTAACGCACAAGACAGCGGGGCTGACACGGCTGGAACCATAGAGGTCGGCAAAAAAGTCACTCTTAAGCTTTATGTGGGCGATTCGGGCAAATTCTATTCCATGGACGCTCGCATTGAAAGCGTTAGCGTGACCAACACGGTGGCGGATGTGGTCAAGTTTGCCTGCACCTTCAAAAGCACCGGCCAAATAACCGATCCGACTTAGTAATACCAAAGGGAGTACATCATGAGCAAAGACGAGAACGCTAAAACCAACGAAGCGGTGGCAGGGGCACAGGGTTCTTTTGCAATTGCTGGCAAAACTTATCTGATTGATCAAGTGACCGATCAGACGATTGCGACCCTGCACAAGCACCTTCGCAAAACGCTTAAAAGCCCGCTGGCTTCTATTATGGAATCCCTGAAGGGGATGCCAGAGGAACTGCAAAAATCTGCAATTTCGGAAGCGGTTAAGTTGCAAGCCAATGGCGGGGTAGAAGGCAATGCCATCTTTTTCCGTGACCAGATGCTTTCCGCAAATGGTTGCGGATTTTTGTTTTGGATGTTAGCCCGAAAGAACCATCCAGAACTAACACTGGAGAAATGTTACGAATTAGTGAATCAGCAAGAAAGCATTGTTTCGGTAATGGAAGAATTGTCCGTGGCTTGTGGAATGGAGCAACTGACTAACAAGGGAAACTAGATTGGCCTGACTTCTTGCAATCATGGGCAGAGCAAGACAGGCCAAAATGGTATCGAGATTTGCTGGAAAAATCAGAAGGCCGTTATACCGCCGAAGATATTTCCAAACTGCCCTTGCCTCAGTTAGCTGCTTTGTCCACTTACCGGGAAGAACTAACGCTGGCTGAAGCAATTCAACGGGTAAAGGAGCGAAAGCATGGGAAAGCTGGCTGAATCCTATGTCGAATTTTTCGCCAAGGGACTGGAAGAAGTCGAACGGCAAACCAAGGAAACCGCTGCCAACAGCGAACACGCCCACAAGGCGGTCATGGTTCTCTCCGGAAAATTCAAGGAACTTTATGACAGTGTCTTGAAAAAGGGGATTGCTACGGCAGATACCCTGTTTCAGAACCAGAAAAAAATGGACGACTTGTTTAGGAAAAACGAAGGTCTTTCCAAGTTTATTGAAAAATCCAAGGTGTCCGAAAAACTCAACGACACCATCAATAAGCAGCTTCAGCTTCAGATTCAGAAAGTTCAGGCCGGAAGCAGGGAATTCATAAGTCTGGCCGCTTCTGAAAGCACTTTAAATGAAAAAGTCAACCAAGCCGCCAAATCCATGGATTTGCAGGTTAGCAAAATGCAACTGGCCAGCGGAGCCACTTCTCAGTTGATGCGAGCGCAGATTGCCTTGGAGAGGGAACAGAACCGACTGGCCAAGGCCGAGCAAAAGGCCTTCAATGTCGCCAAGTATGGCACCGTGATAGGCGGTCTGAAAAACATAAAAGAATCATTTCTGGGCGCTGGTGGAGCTGTGGACAAGTTTTCGGAACGCATGAAAAAAGTTGGGGCCACCGCCTTGATTGCCGGGGCTGCGGTTAGCGGGGCCGTTGGCATGCTTGTACGGTCTGCTTCGTCAGGAACTGTCGAGGGGGAACATCTTAGCAAGGCATTTGAGGTCCTGAGCAGGACCGTGGGTGACATGTTTGCCCCTTATGTGCGCATGGCGACGGAACTGGTGAACAAGCTTACCAGCTACTGGAACAGCCTATCAGGGGAATTGAAGGATTCGGTTGCCAGGTGGGGTATTGTTATCGCAGCCCTGACCGCATTTGTCGGTTTAATCCCAGTGGCAGTCACAGCAATCACGACTCTGGGTGCAGCCATTGCCGCAATCACCAGCCCAATTGGATTGGTGGGGGCTGCGATTATCGGACTTGGAGCCTATCTGGCTGGGGCATTTGACGGTACCAAGTCGTGGGAAGATGTACTGGCTAACTTTATTGCCTTCTTCATGGACACTTGGGATCAAGCCGTCAGTATCTTTGAAAAAGCGATGACAGCCATTCAAGAAGCTTACGACACTTACATGGCACCGTTGGTGGAAAGTTTGATTGACCTTTGGACTGAGGCCAAGGATGCGATCAGCGATGCGGTGTCGTATGTGGGGGAATTGATCGCAGGGTTTTTTGGCACCAGCATTGAGGATGCCTCCACTTTCCAAGGTGTGATGACAGCCGTGGTGGAAGCTTGGCTGGATTTGCAGGTTGCTGCGGAAACGGTCATAGAGGCATTATCTGAAGGGTTTATGTTTATCTACGACAACGCCGTGAAACCGGTCATAGACTTGATTTTAACAGGATTTAAAACCGTCTGGGGATACATCAAGCAAGTGGCCGAGGGCATTTTTGGCTCATTCAATGACGCAACGGGCGGGATTATGGAAAGCGTGGGTGGAGCCATCAAGTGGATGTTTTCCAGTTGGAAAAATTTTGTCGCTGTAGTTGTTTCGTTAGTGTTTCAGATTGTTAAAGCGTTTGCCGTGGGAGTAAACAAGATCAGCGAGTTGTGGTGGGGCATGATTAACAAGCTGGCCAAAGCTGCTGCATGGGTACTGGAAAAACTTGGAATCATTAACGAAGAAACCGCCAAGAAAATGAAAGAGTTAGGGAAAGGAAATACAGATATTTTTGATACCGATGCTATGCAAAAAAAGATGGATGGAATGCTTGATCGTTTGACCATGAAACTGGAAGACAACAAGCAAAAAGCCAAAGAGATTGGAAAGGAAATTGCCAATTTTGTGGGAGCCGCTGCTGGGCCTGAGATTCAAAAGAAGGTGGAAGAAAACGCAATCAAGGCCAGAGGTTTGGCCAAAGCCGTGGTCGGGATGTTTACTGGCATCAAAGACCAAGGCAAAGGGGATGGATTCAAAATCAAAGGCACAGTGGCGTTTGAAGGATTCCAAAACACTTTTGACAGGTTGCAACAAGCGTTTGCCTCTAATACTGGGCAAAATGTGGAGCAGGCCCAGCTTGGGGAAATGAAAGCAATGAATCAAAATCTTCAAGTGGCGGCAGGGGCATTGGTCCAAATCAAAGACAAAATCCCGGCGGTGAGATAATGGCAGTAACGACCCAATGCACTATCACAGAGGTTAGTCGGAAAGCCAATTACACCCGAAACGGCTTAACGGTGACCCGTGTTCTCGATGTGTATCCGTATGCAGCCGTTGGGCCTTTGTCCTATGAAATGTTGGGTGGCCCTAGATATATTAACGGCAGAATCATCCGCAGGCTTCCTGAGCGTGACCCGTGGCTGCCCCAGTGCTTTTGTGAATCCATAGACACGGAGGGGATGGGGAAGTTTCACGGAGCAGGGAAAACAGAAAACAATGCTTCATATATGCTGGCCAGCTTGAACTATTACGAATTGGCACGGTTGACGGTAACTTACAAAACACCAGAAGCATCCACCCCGCAAGAACAAGAAAATGCCAGCGGAGACAATTCTAGCGAAAAATCAGAAATAGAACTGGCATCTCAAAGTTTTGATTTTTCAGCCCAGCAATTAACCTTGCCGATGAATCATTTTGAATTTAAGTACGGATACAATACAAACACAGCACTGTTGGCAAATGTTAACTCAACCAAGGTCATCCCTCGCATTGATTACACCTTGCAGCGGCATTATGTGGCACGAAGGCCAATAAGTGCCATCACTTCCTTGCTTGGCAGAATAAACAAATCATCTTTCAACCTTGGAGTGGCGGTATGGCCTGCTGAAACACTTCGCTTTGATGGGGCTTCAGTTCAACAGAAAATTACCACGGATGGCTTCAAATTCTTTGACATCACTTACAAATTTTCCATCATGCCTATTTATGACAAAGTGGCAAAGACAAAAGAAGTGGTGGATGCCAACAACAAGACCAAAATAACTACTGCATCGCAGACAGAATTGGCATTTGTTGGCTGGAACAGGATATACAGACCAGACAGAGCTTTTTGGGACAAGCTCCAGGAGACAAAGGATACGACCAGGGGCATTTACCTGTACGATGCGGATGTCGCTCAATCCGGGGCTGGTTCCGGGTTCAATCTGCTTTTCAATCCGAGGGCCTCGTGATGCCAGCGTCAATTTACAACATCATCTGCGAACAGGGAGCCACCCTGGAGAGAAACCTGACATTCCGAGATGGAAACGGTTTGCTGGTTAATTTAACTGGTTTTTCGGCACAAATGCAAGTTCGACCAACGGTGACTTCTTCCACCGTCACCTTGGAGCTTTCCACCTTGAATAATCGGATCGTCCTTGGAGGCCAGGCTGGAACCATTACTCTTAATGTTCCGGCAACCACCACAGCAACACTGGCTCCAGGTGACTTTGTGTATGATTTGGAGCTCACCTCGCCTAATGGAGTGGTACGTCGCCTGGTGGAAGGTAAATTCAAGGTGAAACCCGAGGTTACACGATGAACAGGATCGATTATTCCGACTCAAACCCACAAGCCCAAATTCAGCGACCATTTCAGGTGGCTGTTAGCCAGACCGACCAGGACATTAACCTGACGGGTGATGGTGAAAGCCTAACGATCAATGATGTGCAGAATTCCATCACGGTAAGCGGTGATGGAAACAAGGTGGAAATCATTGAACAACCGCTTGAAATCCGCATGGCTATTCCAGGCATCCAGGGACCACGCGGCGAACAGGGAGAACGAGGTCCCGCTGGAGGCCCCATTGCCATTCTGGACGACTTAAATGATGTGATTCTGGTCAATTTGCAGGGGGATCAGACCCTGCGGTACAATCCAGTTTTACGAGTTTGGCAAAACAGTTCCGTCACCGATGGCGGGAACTTCTAGGAGGCAATCATGGCTAATATTCTACGCATTCGCAGGCGCACCACAGGGCAAACAGGTGCCCCAAGCAGCTTATACAACGCCGAACTGGCCTACAATGAGCCGGGAAATGTCCTGTACTATGGATTTGGAGATAATGGTTCCGGCCAAGCCACTTCGATTGTCCCCATAGCAGGGACTGGTGCTTTTTTAGGGCTTGCGTCCAATTCCACCATCACAGGCAATAACACTTTTTCGGGCACAACTACTTTAAACGGCACTATCACCGGCACTGGCATCAGCACTTATGTCACGGCTTTTCGTCTAGATCAGTTTGCCACCCCAAACACAAATCTGGCCTTGGGAAGCAACCGCATTACCGGATTGGCTGACCCTGTTAATCCCAATGATGCTGCCAACAAGGCTTATGTGGATGCAGCCAGAAGCGGTCTAGATGCCAAGGAGTCTGTACGAGCAGCTACCTTGTCTAATATCACGCTTTCTGGCCTGTCTACGATTGATGGTGTTTCCTTGTCGCAAGGTGACCGAGTTTTGGTAAAAAATCAAACTTCGGGAGCAGACAACGGCATTTACACCGCAGCTAGCGGAAGTTGGATTCGGGCAACGGATGCGGATGTTTCCTCCGAAGTAACCAGTGGTCTTTTTGTGTTTGTCGAGGAAGGCACAACCAACGCAGGCCGAGGCTATGTCTTAACCACTAACAACCCGATCACGCTGGGCACTACGGCGTTGGCGTTTACTCAGTTTTCAGATTCTGGCTCTATTACCGCTGGCACAGCTTTATCTTTTTCCAGCACTACGCTCAATGTGCAAACGGACGGCAGCACTATTTCGGTGAACGGCTTGAATCAACTTCGGGTTCACACCTCCTATGTCGGGCAATCATCTATCACCACGCTCGGCACCATCACCACGGGGGTGTGGAATGCTACTGCTATTCCTCTGGGGTACGGGGGAACCGGCGGCGATTTATCGGGGGCAAGCAACGGCAGCATCTTC